GCCTGGCATGCCTGCCGGCACCACCAGAGGCATTTGGCACGCTGTCTATTCACGACCAGGCCAAATGCTGATGACGCATGTCCTGCTCGAGAGCGGCGCACATTGGTGCGGCCTACCCATGCACGGATTGCTGGCAACGCAGGATGGTGGGTTCTGGCATGATCGCCATGACCTGGAACCGTGGGCCGGAATGGGTGAACATTTGGAATGTCTCCATCTGCACTATCTCGAAGGACTCGAGGTAGTTACGATCAAGTACGGATGGAAGGGCCGGCACACCGGAATCGTGATCGACTGGGCAGACGGATTCTCTCGCTACCCGCAGGAACACAAGCCGCTCAACCTGCTCGAGATGGACACAGGCCAGTTCGCCCTGCTGCCGAATAACTACGTCACCTACTCGGACAAGCACCTCGTCAACCCGAGCAAGCGTGAAGACTTGAAGAACTACCGACGAGGAGAAACCACCTACTGGGAAGGCTAATGGCAAAGAAAACCAAGAACTCTCTCGTCGGAAACATCAACCGCAGGCGCAAGGCCGGCACCAGCCGATCCAAGTCAAAGTCCACCGTGAGCCCAAAGGCATATGCACAACTCAAGAAGGGATGGAAGTGATGCCGTTCAAGTCCAAGGCACAGCAGCGTTTCATGTACGCGAAACACCCAAAGATCGCCAAGAAATGGGCAAAGAAGACAAGCAGCTTCAAGAGCCTGCCAGCCCGCGCAAAGAAGCGCAAGTAATCGCGCTCAATGAGCATGGGCACCGCATCGGCGAGACCCACCACAATGCCACGATCCCGGAAGAAACCGTCCAGCGACTCCGATACCTCCACGAAGAGGAAGGCATTGGATACCGGCGACTCGCCAAGATGTTCAACCTACGCAGAGATACAGTCATCAAAATCTGCCGATACGAGCGACGTGGGCAAATCGCTCATGCCTGGAGGCGCAGGTAACACCTGTTTCATTTATGGGTTGCATGCTGGCGATGGAGTTATTCGCTACATCGGGATGAGCAAAAAACCACAGGTTAGATTGAAACAGCATGTTTGTGATTCCACTCATCATCGCGGAGTCAACAAACACAAGGAATCTTGGATCAGAACCGTTATTGCAGCAGGAAGGGAAGTGGGTGCAATAGTGCTTCAACAATGCGATGATGACAACTGGAAAGATGCTGAACGGGATTGGATAGCGCGGTTCGGAAATACTTTGACTAACATGGCACCTGGTGGAGATCAACCAAGTTGCGCGATTGAAACCAGAATCGCCAATGCCAGCATCCTGAATACCCATTCAGACAAGCCATTATTCATTGCAAAGCGATGGTTTGCATGGGCTGCAAAGCAAGCGGCAATGGCAGGAAACATGCTCCAAGCCAAAAAGATGCTTGAGTGCATGCTTGAAATAGAATGTTGTAAAGGCGAAGCCCGTAAAAGGTTGCGACAATGGGCAGCAGAAAGGTTTTGCAATGGCAAAGAAAAGACCTCGCGGCAGGCCGCCTGAACCAGTGCTGCCAAGGGTTGCCGATGAAATCATCGCAGCCATTTCAAATGGGGAGTCATTGAGAGCATGGTGTCGCGGTCCAGGTAGGCCCTGTTTCACAACGGTATACGACTGGCTAGCAAAAGACGCCGAATTTGCCCTACGCTTCAAGGAAGCCCGCAATCGCGGTTTTGATGCCATTGCAGATGATTGCAGAAACATCGCCAGTTCTCAACCAACCGATCAGTTGGATCTGAATTGGAAGAAGTTGCAAATTGATACGGCGTTGCGATTGCTTGGAAAGTGGGACCCAAACCGCTACGGCGACAAAGTGGGCGTTGAGCATGGCGGCGGAATCATTATGAATGTCATTACCAATGTCCCGCGTTGATGTGGAGTTCCAATACACGCCGAGGGATTGGCAACGGCGATGCCACAAGGAACGCAAGCGGTTCAACGTACTAGCGTTGCATCGGCGAGCTGGAAAGACTGAATTGGCGTTGATGGAATTGCTGGACTATGCGGTGAATTGCAAACTGCCGCTTCCGTTTTTTGTGTACGTCGCGCCATTCCTGAAGCAGGCCAAGACCATCGCTTGGGCACGCCTAAAGCGCAAGGTTGAACCCATGCTTCGGTATGGCGGCGTCGAAATCAACGAGGTTGACCTAGCCGTGACGTTCAAGGGCAACGGTGCCACGATCCGCCTGTTTGGTGGAGACAACCCAGACGCGCTGCGTGGCGTGCGCCTTGATGGCTGCGTCATTGACGAGGTGGCCCAGATCAAGCCCGAAGTCTGGAACGACATCATCCAGCCGGCGCTGTCAGACCGTAAAGGCTGGGCCATGTTCATCGGCACTCCGGCGGGCATCAACCTGTTCAGCGAGTTGTTCTACCGGGCTGGGACGCTGCCTGATTGGTATGCGGCCCGGTACACGGTCAACGACACCGACGCGCTGGACCGCGACGAGGTCGAGCGCCTGCGTCGCGACATGCCGGAGGCCGCGTTTGCGCGAGAGTATCTGTGCGACTTCAGCGCAGCCGGGTCGGATCAGCTCATCAGCCTGTCAGATACCGAGACAGCGGCAGGACGCGAGTACAAGGACAGCGAGGTACTCGAGTTCCCGCTGGTCGTCGGCGTCGATCCGGCCAGGTTCGGCGATGACCGGAGCGTGATCGTGCTGCGGCAAGGACTGCGCATGGAAGACCCGATCATCTATCAGGGCATGGACAACATGCAACTGGCCGCAGCCGTTGCCAACGTCATCGAGGACCGCGATCCGGACGCCGTGTTCATCGACTCCGGTGCCGGCGCTGGCGTCATCGACCGCCTGCGGCAGTTGGACTATTTCGTGGTCGAGGTGCCGTTCGGCGGCAAGGCGACCCAGCCAAACCTATTCCTCAACAAGCGCGCCGAGATGTGGTGGCTGGTCAAGGAGTGGATCGACAACGGCGGCGCGATCCCGGACGACAACACGCTGAAGGCCGAACTGTCGACGCCGACGTTCTGGTACGACCAGGTCGGGCGCCGCGTCCTCGAAAGCAAGGACGAAATCAAGAAGCGGCTACAAGGCGGCGGCAGCCCGGACATCGCCGACTCGCTGGCATTGACGTTCGCCTATCCGGTCGCCAAGCAATTGCCACGCGAGGTGCGCGAGAAGATCGACCCACGCCCGAAGGACTATGACCCGTACGAGGAGGTGTGAGGTGCCCGTAGTGAATATGAACATTTCTAGCGTTTGGAGGTCAGCATGATTCGTTTGGCTACTGCCGATGACGAGGATGCGATCCTTGGCATGGCAAGAGAATTCGCAGCATTCACGCCTTACAAAGACCTGGTCGTTGCAACCGATGATGAACTTCGCACTGTCATCCGATGGTTCGTCGATAATGCGACGATTTTCATTTCAGATGATGCTGGCAAGGCTGTTGGAATGTTGTTCGCAATTCTGTCGCCTGTTTGGTATGCACCACGATTCAAGATGGCGACGGAAATCGCATGGTGGGTCGCGCCATCGCATCGCGGAGGGTCAAGGGCCGTCCGACTTGTGCGCGAATTTGAATCATGGGCACGCAGCAACGGTGCAGTAATCGTGAACATGAGTAATCTGCAAATGGAAAATGCTTCACAAGTAGCGGGCGTGCTGAAGAAACTCGGATATTCATTATCCGAACAAACACATTCAAAAAGGATCTGATAATGCCATTTGGAACTACGGCAGCGATCATTGGTCTTGCGGCGGCTGGAGTTGCTGCTGCGGCAGCTGGAACTGGCTACGCCATTTATGCCGGCGAGCAGGGCAAGAAGGCACAGCAGGATGCAATGCGTCAACAGCAGGCTGCCCAGGCGCAGGCTGCCAAGCAGGCACAGGCGCAGACCGAGGCATCGATGGGTGCCATGCGTGCGGCCAACCGCCGCGCACCTGACGTGGCCGGCATCATGCAGGCAGCGCAGGAGGCCGGCGGCGGCGGGCCTGCCAGCACCATGCTCACTGGGCCAATGGGCGTCAACCCGCAGGATCTCCAGCTCGGTCGCAGTTCCCTCCTCGGTGGCTAAACCATGAGCGAATACCCCGGCGACAACCGCAGTTACAAGAACGCGCCGCAGCGTGATCGACTGTTCACGCGCTGGGGTCAGCTCAAGTCCGAGCGTGCATCGTGGTTCGCGCACTGGCAGGAGATCACGTCCTACCTGCTTCCGCGCAACGGTCGCTACTTTCGCCAGGATCGCGATCGTGGCTGGCGCCGGCACAACAACATCTACGACAACACCGGCACCAGGTCGCTTCGCACGCTCGGCGCAGGAATGATGGCCGGCGCGACCAGCCCTGCTCGGCAATGGTTCAGGCTGGCGACGCCAGACCCGGAACTGAATTCGTATCAGCCCGTGAAGTTGTGGCTGGACGATGTGACCAAGCGCATGCAGTTGGTGTTCCAGAAGTCGAACACCTATCGCACGCTGCACCAAATGTACGAGGAACTTGGTGCGTTCGGCACGGCGGCCACGATCATCATGCCTGACTTCAACCAGGTCATCCATCACTACCCGCTGACCTGCGGCGAGTATTGCATTTCGACCGACGCGCAGGGCCGCGTCTGCACGCTCTACCGCGAATTCGAGATGACCGTGTCGCAGATGGTCAAGGAATTCGGATACGACAACTGCTCGACCGGCGTGCAGAACATGTACGACACTGGCACGCTGGATCAGTGGGTGCCTGTCATCCACGCCATTGAGCCTCGAGCAGACCGCGACATCACGAAGAAGGACAGCAAGAACATGCCGTTCGGCTCGTTCTATTTCGAGGTCGGCGGCGAGGACGGCGTGTTCCTGCGCGAGAGCGGATTCCAGTATTTCCCATGCTTGGTGCCACGCTGGGCCACCGCCGGCGGCGACATCTACGGGAACAGCCCGGGCATGGAGGCGCTTGGCGACGTGAAGCAGCTCCAGCATGAGCAGCTCCGCAAGGCGCAGGCCATCGACTACCAGACCAAACCTCCGCTTCAGGTGCCAACAAGCATGAAGAACCGGGATGTGGAAACGCTGCCTGGCGGCATCTCGTTCGTTGACGGTGCAAGCATGGGCATCAAGACCGCGTTTGAGGTGAACCTGAACCTGCAATACCTGCTGGCCGATATTCAGGACGTGCGAGAGCGCGTTCGTGGATCGTTCTACGCAGACCTGTTCCTCATGCTTGCAAATGCACCCTACACCCGCATGACCGCAACCGAGGTCGCCGAGCGACATGAGGAAAAACTCCTGATGCTGGGGCCGGTGCTCGAGCGACTGCACAATGAGCTGCTGGACCCGCTGGTTGACATCACGTTCAACCGGATGATTACGAGCGGTGCTGTTCCGCCGCCGCCGCCGGAACTGATGGGCATGGATCTGAACGTGGAGTTCGTGTCCATGCTCGCGCAGGCCCAGCGCGCAATCGGCACGAACGCCGTGGATCGGTTCGTCGGCAACCTCGGCCAGATCGCCACGATGAAGCCGGACATCCTTGACAAGTTCGACAGCGACCAGTGGGCCGACATCTACGCCGACATGCTTGGCGTCGATCCGTCACTGATCGTTGCTGACAAGGACGTGGCTATGGTGCGTCAGGCACGCAATCAGGCGATGGCAGCGAAGGAGCAGGCCGCAGCAATGCAGCAGTCATCGCAGACCGCCAAGAATCTGGCGCAGGCTCCAACAGCCGGTGAGCCGAATGCACTGATGGACGTGATGAACATGTTCAGCGGGTACGGTTCGCCTTCAGCAACGGAACTTTGAAATGCCATACTTCATGAAGACTCCGGCGGGTCCGTGGCTTTACAACTCAACCACAGGCGATTTCGTTGGTCTGAAAGATCCAGATGGAAGTGAACTGATCTTCGCTCGAGCGCCGCATACTGGCGCGTTCTTCGACTTGTCAAACCAGCCCGCGCTTGCAAACACTGCTACGCCAATGGAATACGACACGACCGACTTCTCGCATGGCGTGTCGGTTGTTAGCAATAGCCGAATCACTGTCACGCGTAGCTCGGTCTACAACATCCAGTTTAGCGCGCAGTTCAAGAACACAGATAACTCATCAGAGCACAACGTGAGTGTTTGGTTGGCTTTGAATGGAACCAATGTTGCAAACAGCAACACGCAGATCACGTTGCCACGGAAGCATGGTGGCGGCGACGGTCTGCTTGTTGCCGCATGGAATTTCTTCGTGACCATGAACGCTGGGCAATACGCGGAGATCGTTTGGTCTACGCCAAATACAGCTGTCTCGATTGCATACGAAGGCACGCTTTCGACGCCGACCCGGCCGGCAACGCCATCGGTGATTCTGACCGTCAATGAAGTCAATGGCATCGCATGACGGTGCCCGTACAAAATCTGGCATTTCATAAATTCCCGACGTGAGCAACTACGACCCGCTTGACCTGCGCAGCCAGGATCGCAGCAAGGCAGAACGCGAACTGCGTGAACGGCTGGCTCGGGAGAATGAAGAGGCGGATCTCAAGTGGCTCATGGGCAACAAGCGGGGCCGCCGCGTCATTTGGCGGCTTCTGGATCAGGCAGGAGTGTTCCGTTCGTCGTTCAACACCAACGCAATGACCATGTCATTCGCCGAAGGTCACAGGAACTACGGGCTTCGCATTCTGGGCATGATCCACACGCAATGCCCGGAACTGTATCCAACCATGATGAAGGAGCAGACAGCAGATGAACGAACCAACGATGATGGAAGCCGCAACTCCAACTAACGGCTCCCAGGCATCTTCGGCACCTAGCGGCGCTTCTGCGACGGCAGAGGCGCTTTATGGTGATGGGCAGAAGGCAACTGCGCCGAAGGACTCTCCAGCCGCCGAGCCGGCCACGGAGAGCAAGGCTGCGGACAACGTGACGGAGACCAAGGCCGAAACGCCGAAGGCTCCTGAAAAGTACGAATTCAAGGCGCCAGAAGGCCGCGAGTTCGACTCGGAGGTGGTGAAGAACTTCTCCGAGGTTGCCCGCGAATTGAACCTGACGCAGGATGCCGCGCAGAAGATTCTTGACCGTATGGGCCCAACGCTGGCCCAGCGTCAAGAATCGCAGGTCAAGGCCATTCGTGGCGAGTGGGTTGCGTCAGCCAAGTCTGACCAGGAGTTCGGCGGCGAGAAGCTGGCCGAGAACCTGTCCACTGCCAAGAAGGCTCTTGACACGTTCGGCACGTCCGAACTTCGCACGCTGCTCAACACGTCTGGCCTGGGCGATCACCCGGAAGTAATCCGGTTCATGTACCGCGCAGGCAAGGCAATCAGTGAGGATCGGATTGTCACCGGAAGTGTCGGACAGGCCAAGAACGGCCCGAAGACGTTTGGTGACTTCGCCGATGCTCTGTACCCAAGTAACACCTAATCCCACGAAAGGGAAATCACAATGGCAACTCTCTCCACTTCTAACCTGACGCTCGCCGATTGGGCGAAGCGAACCGACCCCGAGGGCCGCGTGCCGGTCATCGCGGAGCTGCTGTCCCAGAGCAATGAGATTCTTGAGGACTGCGTTTTCAAGGAGGGCAATCTGCCCACCGGCGAGCGCGTCGTGATCCGCACTGGTCTGCCCGGCGTCTACTGGCGCGCGCTGAACCAGGGCATCCCGAACAGCAAGAGCACGACCGCGCAGGTCGATGAGGCTTGCGGCATCCTCGAGGCTCGCAGCGAGGTTGACAAGGATCTGGCGATGCTGAACGGCAACACCGCGCAGTTCCGCCTGTCCGAGGACGTGGCCTTCCTTGAGGCCATGAACCAGACCCAGGCGACCACGATGTTCTACGGCAACCCCTCCACCGATCCGAAGCAGTTTCTCGGCCTGGCGCCGCGTTACTCGTCGTTGTCCGGATCAAACAATGCGCAGAACGTAATCACCGCCGGTGGCAGCGGTTCAGACAACACGTCGATTTACCTCGTCGTGTGGGGTGACAACACCGTGTACTGCCCGTTCCCAAAGGGCAGCTCGGCTGGCCTGATCCACGAGGATCTTGGCGAGCAGACCGTCTACAACAGCGATGGCACCCGCCTTCAGG